AACTCAACACGTTCAGCAATTGACGCGATTTCTCGCGGTGTATTGCCTGACGCTGGAATGTCATTTGAAATTCCAAAAATCACAACAATGCCAACAGTTGCTGAAACTTCCGAAGCAGGCACACCTTCAGAAACTGATCAGGCTTCAAGTTTCCTATCAGTAACAGTCAAAAAGTACGCAGGGCAACAAACATTCTCAGTCGAATTGCTTGACCGTACTTCACCGTTGTTTTTCAATGAGTTGTTGACAAATATGTCAGCTGCTTACGCAAAGGCAACAGACCTAGCCGTTTATACTGCACTTGCTTCAGGTGCAACTGCAGACGCAACAACATTGACAACATACCCAACTGCTTCAGAATTGCTTGGTTTTGTTTCGCGCGGTGCTGCTTCAGTTTATTCAAACACACAGGGATTTGCTCGCAACATTCTTGCAAACACATCACAATGGGCAAACCTTATGACATTGAACGATTCAGGTCGTCCAATTTACATGGCAAGCAATCCTTCAAATTCTGGTGGCGTTGTACGTCCTGACAGTATTCGTGGGAACGTCGCAGGTCTTGATTTATTTGTGACGGCCAACGTACCGTCAGCAAATGACACAGACAAAGACGATTCAATGCTAATCATCAACCCAACTGCATACACATGGTATGAATCACCAACGTATCGCCTACGCGCTGACGTTATTGCTTCAGGTCAGGTTTCAGTTTCAGTTTATGGATACGGCGCAATTGCAACCAAGATTGGTGCAGGCGCGTTCGGTATTAACAAGACCTGATAACAACTAACTAATCATGCGGCGGGTTCTCCCGATCTCGCCGCAGCAGTCGAAAGGAAACGGACATGCCAGTCATTGTCACTGCAAGTCAATTGCGCACGGTGCTTGGCGTGTCCGTTTCACTTTATTCAGACAGTTACCTTGACGAAATTATCAACACCGCTGAAGCCGTCATTTTGCCAATGCTGGTTGCAAATACTTCAGCAATCAACGCTTACAAATTAGATTCCAACGTCGCTTATTTCTACACCCAGCGCGAACATCATTTTGTGACTGGTCAATCGGTCATTGTGACTGGTTTGCCCGCACCCTTTACCGCAACTCACGTCGTTGTTGATTCATTTGATTACTATTTCACCGCAGCATTAACGGCAAGCAACGTCACATTGCGGGACATTATCCCAACGGGCACGGCGACACTTTCAGGCTATTCCGCAGCTGATATTTACGCCACAAGCGCGCCGATTGAATCAGCCGTCCTTGCAGTTAGCGTTGAGGTGTTCCAATCGCGCGTTGCAGCAGGTGGACAAATTGAGGGCGTGGACTTTGCCAGCACGCCGTATCGCATGGGTAGAAGTTTGACCAACAGGGTGTCCACATTGCTTATGCCATTTTTAGACGTTGAAACGGTTTGTCAATAATGCCAGCCAATTCTGTTGCCGAAACCCGCGCAGCGTTAGTCAACGCCTTTTCTTCACTAGCGGCAACCTGCTACGCGTCCGTTCCCGAATCGCCAATTCCACCAGCCATTGTGTGCGTTCCCGATTCGCCTTACATGGAAGTTGTGTTAATTGGCAAGGCTTCAACCAAAGTCAAAATCAACTTTGCAATCACTGCCATTGTTGCTTCAAATAGCAACGCTGGTTCACTAGACAATCTGGAAAAACTAATCATAGGAATTCTTGCGGCTATGCCCGCAGGATACGTTGTTGGCGTTGTTGAAAAGCCGACAGTGTTGGAAGTAGGACAATCTCCAATGCTGGTTGCTGACATAAACGTTTCGACGTACTACACACAAACTACATAAAAGGAGATAACGTGCCAACAACGATCATCACGGGTCGCGATTTAGTGTTGACGATCGCGACCGTTAACTACGACGCGCAGGCGACAAGCGCGGTTCTAAGTAATTCGCCAACAGTTACCACATACCAAACACTTGACGGCAAGGCTTACAAGCACATTGACGACCAGTGGACTTTGGACATTGAAATGCTTGCAGACTGGGGCGCGACTTCATCACTTTGCGAAGCACTTTGGACTGCATGGGAAAGCGCACCAAATACAACTTTGGCCGTTTCCTTGACTGCTGCAACAGGCGCGGTGTTCACTTGCAACGTCATGCCAGTCGTTCCGTCAATCGGCGGGGCAGCACCTGACGCGCAGACCGTATCGCTATCATTTGTAGTGGTTGGAAATCCAAGCGAAACATTCAGTTAAAAACTACTAATCGGGAGACAAAATGAAACTACCAATCACAATTGAATACACCAACGGAGATCAGATAACTTACACGGCTGCACCGCCTGAGTGGGTTAAATGGGAAAAGCACACTGGTAACACCATTGCACAGGCACAGGAAAAAATCGGAATATCCGATTTGGTATTCCTTGCATATCACGCCATGAAACGTGAGGCAGCGGGCAAGCCAGTGAAACCGATTGACATTTGGACTGAAACAATTTCTGAAGTCATTGTCGGTGAAGCAAACCCAAAAGCCACCCAGTCGGAAGCCTCGCAAGAGTAATTTGGGAACTAGCCTTGGCAACAGGGTTATCGCCCAGCGAATTCGAAGCAGCTGAAGACATTCTGACAGTGTTGGAAATCTTGGAAGGACGGGCAAATGGCAAGTGACGCAATCGCTTACGACAAGGCTGAATTGCGTGCCATTGTCCGTTCTTTTAAAGCAATGGACGAAGAAGCAACCGCCCAAGCAAAACAACAGACTTCAAAACTTGCTGATTGGGTACGTGGCAAAATCATTGACGCAGCGGGACGTTCTAGGAATTTGCTGGACGATCGTGTGGCACAAGGTTCAAAGGTTTCCAAGTCTTCAAAGATTGGCGAAATGAGTTTTGGATTCGCTGGTCAAAAACTAAGCGGTGGCGGGACAACGCAACAACTTTGGGGCGGTGCTGAATTTGGTTCAAACCGTTTGAAACAATTCCCAGTGTGGTCGGGTCGTGAAGGTCGCGGGTCGCGTGGTTGGTTTATCTATCCGACCCTACGCAGTGCCCAACCTGAAATAGTCCGTCGCTGGGAAGAATCGTTTTCTAAGATAGTGAAGGAGTATGACTAATGGCTGGTAGTCGCACGCTCAAACTTTCCATTCTTGGTGACGTTGACAATCTCAACAAATCGTTAAAATCTGCAAGCCAAGACGTTGACACATTTGGCGACAAAATGGGCAAGGCTGGCAAAATGATTGGCGCAGCATTTGTCGCTGCCGCTGCTGCCGCAGCCGCTTATGCGGTCAAAATAGGCATTGACGGGGTCAAGGCAGCCGTCGCCGACGAACAAGCGCAGACACAGTTAGCCCTTGCCTTAGAAAATGCCACAGGGGCAACCAAAGGTCAAATTGCTGCAACCGAACAATCTATTCTTAAAATGTCACTTGCCACGGGTGTGGCTGACGATCAGTTGCGCCCAGCCTTGGGACGCTTGGTGCGTTCAACTGGGGACATTACAAAGGCGCAAGATTTACTTACAACCGCCTTAGACATTTCAACGGCAACAGGTAAGCCACTGGAAACCGTTGCCAATGCGTTGGGCAAGGCTTATGACGGCAACAGTGCTGCACTAGGCAAATTAGGAATTGGTCTTTCAGCTGCTGAATTAAAGACCATGAGTTTCACACAGGTGCAAGGTCGCCTTTCAGATTTATTTGGCGGCGCAGCAGCACGCAACGCAGACACTTATGCTGGACGCATTGCCCGCATGCAGGTGGCATTTGACGAAGCCAAAGAAACAATTGGGTTTGCCTTGTTGCCAATACTTGAAAAACTTATGACATTCATCAACGACAATGCACTCCCAGCAATCAACGCATTTTCCAAGGCTTTCAGTTTGACTGAGGGTGACGGTTTTGGCAAGGTAATCAGCGACGTAGGTTCAACAATTAAGAAAACAGTGCAACCAATTTTTGAAGGCATTAAAGCAATTTTCGACAATGTTAAAACCGCGGTAATGAATAGCAAAGACGAATTTTCTGCATTTTATGACGTTGTCAAATTTATTGCACCGTTGATTGGTTCTGCAATTGGTGGGGCAATGAAAATTGTTGGCGACATTGCTGAGGTGGTAATTACAATCATTGCAAAGGTATTGGGTGCAATCAAACCTTTATTGAACACGGCCATTGACGGAATCAACCTAATTATCAAGGGTTACAACGCAGTTCAATGGGGTAAAGATGTCCCCTTAATTCCTAAAATTGGTACTGGATCATCATTTGCCACAGGGGGCGCACCAGGGGCAATTAGTCGTGGGGGTTCAAGTGCTGCTTCAAGTGGTGGGACAGGCACGGCAAGTGGTGGGTCAGGCGGAATGACTGGTGCTGGTGGCACAGGCACGACAAGCAGTGGCGTTGGCGGCGGGGCAATGGCAACAGTTGCAGCAAAAGCAGCTGCGGCCATTACAAACATTGCGGGTGCATTTGATAACTTTGCAAGTGGAACAACATCACTTGCAGGAATTGAAGCCATGTCGAACAGGGCTTTTGCTTTTGGCACTTCGGGTGTTAACACAAACTCATTGGCTGGAATCAACGCGGCGTCAGGCACAACCATTAACGTGAACGTTTCAGGTGCAATTGACAAAGAAGGCACGGCACGCACAATCGTTGAAACCTTGAACAATTCTTACTATCGCGGCACTGGTGGTGCAACCGCGCTTGTGGCGATCTAATGACGCAATGGAATCCCATTTGGCTGGT